CCACCATCACGCTCTCGGACTTGGCGGCGATCACCACGGCTCATCCCAACGACAATACGGCGGGTGGGGTTAAGGAGCGCGAGGGTGGTTATTATCGCGTGGACCTGCCCAACAACATGTTCACCGGGGCAGGCCACAAGACCCTGACCTGGGCCGAATCCACGAACAAGCGGGTCGTCTGCCCGCCCATCGACGTGCAGAACGTGACGGTGGGAAGCGGCAGCGTGACCACGGTGACAGGCAACGTCAATGGCTCCTGTGCGTCTGTAACCGGTTCGGTAGGCAGTGTGGCCGGTTCGGTGGGTAGTGTGGTGGGCAGCATAGGTGGTAACGTAACTGGCAATGTAAACGGTTCTGTTGCCAGCGTGACTGGGGCCGTAGGCAGCGTGACCGGTAGCGTGGGCGGCAATGTCAATGGTTCGTGCGCGTCTGTGACCGGAGCCGTGGGCAGCGTTACGGGTAACGTGGGAGGCTCGGTGTTTTCTGTAGTTGGCAACGTGGGTGGCAACGTGACCGGCACAATTGGTGCGCTGGCGGTTCAGGCAAAGTCGGACGTAACCGCTGCTTGTCAAACCGGCATGACCAACCAGGGTTACACGACCACGCGGGCCGGATATCTGGATGGCATCACGGTCCTGCCCGCGAACATCTGGGGTACTCTTACCGGCACTAGCCCGTTCACGACGGTTGGTTCTATCGGTAAACTGATTGTTGACAACCTCAACGCTCCGATCACGAGCCGCATGGCGACCTTCGTCTATACGGCTCCAGACAACACCACGATCACGACCATCAACACCAAGCTCGGCGCTCCAACCGCTGGCACCATCGCTCAGGACATCGCCAACGTCCAGACGGCCATCGAGGACTTGAGCGCCATGACCGACAGCGACTTTAACGCAATCGACAGCCACCTGACCAGTCAAGACAGCCAGATGACCAGCATTTCTGACCAGATCACAGCGGTTGCCAACAACGTCATCACGATCTTGTCGAAATGGACCGGTATTACTCTGCTGGCGGGATGGTTGCGAAATATCACCCGCAAGGACAACCCCAACTCATCGGCGCTGAATGAGATCAATTCCGGTGGTGGCACGTTCGATCCGACGACTGACAGTGAAGAAGCCATCCATGATGCTCAAACCGCCGGGGGTGGCGGGACGTATAATGAAGACAACGACATGATCCTCCAAACGGTGGAAGGTTAGCTTACCATGCTTTTCCATCAGGAAGAAGTGATGTCATGACAAAAGCATTCCTCTTCTGGCTCATCATGCTCCTATGGCTTTTCTTCTGGCTCGCCACCGGATACCCGTGGCATACCTGGACGTGGGGCATGTGGGGCATGGGTGTCGTGCAATTCATCCTCTTTGGCCTGCTGGGGTGGCAGGTGTTCGGCAAACCCATCACCTGAGCAATACTGAACTTTCCCCCAGAAAACGACGGCCCCCGGAATTTTTGGGAGTGACTTATGGCGACTCAGAACATTCTCTTCGAGCACAGGATCGACGGCGTTCTGACCGACTATGATTCCCTCATGTTTTCGTCGGAGGACGATCCATTGACTCCGGGGGCTTATGGCCTGCGTCAGACGGACACGCAGACTGTCATCATCTCCGCTGGGACCAACTTCAACCATGATAGCCTTGGGGAATACTCCTACCTGGTCACCGGCCTGACCCTGGGAGCGCCCTATGATTTCTGGGTGAAGAGGGTCTATCAGGGGAGGACCGTCAAGCAGCAGTACAATTTCGTCGGCTCCAGCGCCGTGCCGATCTCGCCGCTGTTCACATGGGACCAGTTTGTGAACAAGTATGGGCTGCGAAATATCATCATGTGGAGCAACAAGGACTCCACACAGAGCAACAACAACCTTGTCTCGGTCATCCCGCAGGGTGAGCCCAACTGGTACGCCGTCCAGGATGCCTTCAATTACGCGACGGAAGAGGTCTACTCATGGCTCAGGGGCGGCGTCCTGCTGATTCCGCTGGATTTCACACCGAATGCGGGTGTGGTCCCGGCACGGGTATCCCGCTGGGCCATGACTATTGCCCGTGGTGAGCTTCAGGAAGTCCGTTTTACGCAGGACAAGCTCAACGACAAGGCTTACAAGCCCCTGGAGCGGCAGTTGGAAGCTGTTTATTGGGAGATGAGTGCCTACCGCACCGGCGAGCCCGGCCACCAGATGCCCGAAGCCCTCCAAGACCCGCTTTTTGACTCCGTACCGGAGGCAGTGAGCGCTTTCAACGGTGGGACCGGCCAAATCGGGGTCGTGAACGGCTGGCGAGGCACTTTTGGGTGCGTTCGCTATATAGATGGAGCCTGGAGCTTCCTCTGGAACTAAAAAAGGGCAAAAACTGCGGAAAAAGACGAAAAAAGCCGAAATTTTCGGAAAAAGCATGTCTTCACGGAAAAACCCCAATACTAAGCCCCTGAAAACGGCCTTGACACGCAAAAGGGAGTCCGCTATAAGGCTCGCCAACGCTCGTGTCCCCGCCAAAAAGCAGTCCGACCGGATCATCCCGCCGGAATTGAGAGTTAATGTCGTATCCAGGGGCAACCATCTGGGCGTTGGTGCTCCTCCGGGGAAAAGGCTCCTGACGCGGGTCCGCGAGGTTCTGGGGGAAAGAAGCCTGGTCCCCAAGCGTGATGAAAACGGCAAGATCATGTTGGACGGCAACGGGCACACGATCTTCTGTGAGAACACGCGATTTGATGACGTGGCCGATGCTTTTGTTCGGAGGATGGAAGCCGGGGACTTCCCGCATATCAAGGAATACATCGACCGCGAGGAAGGCAAGTCTCCCAACGTCCTCGCCATCCTCGACCCCGATATGCTCAAGCAGTACGTCGATATGCCCACCGAAGGGCCGGATGCCCCATGAAGCGAAGGAATGGGAATCTTCCCCCAGAGAATGCGACCCCCGCCGTGCCAAAGCCGTCTTTGGATGATGGCAGCGTGGTCATGATTCCGGGGAAGCCCAACCCACGGCGGCAGCCCTATAAGGCATATGGAGCCGCCAAGCAGCTTTGGGCCGCGAAGGATGAAGAGGTCTTGATTGAGGGGCCAGCAGGGACCGGCAAGACCCGTGGAGCGCTGGAAAAGCTCCACTTCATGGCGATGAAGTACAGGGGTGCCCGCGTTCTCATCGTCCGTAAGACCCGCGAAAGCATGAATCAGACGATACTGGTGACTTTCGAGCAGCAGGTGGTCCCGCTCGGCCACCCGCTGACCCACGGTATTCAACGGAGGATGCGATCGGAGTACCAGTACATTAACGGCTCCATCATGGCGGTGGGCGGGATGGATAACCCCGGCAAGATCATGTCCTCCGAATATGACGCGATTGGCGTGTTCGAGGCCACCGAGCTTACCGAGGAAGATTGGGAAATGTTGACGAGCCGACTTGGCCGCTGCTCGGCGATTCCCTATTCCCAGATCATGGGCGACTGCAATCCGCGAGCGCCGAGCCATTGGCTGAACAAGCGATGCAACAAGGGCACTACCCGTCGTCTGCTCAGCCGCCACCGTGACAACCCGATCTTCTTTGACATGGAGAAAGAACAGTTTACGCCCAAGGGCGAGGCGTACCTGAAGCGGCTGGGCCGGATGACCGGCGTGCGCCGCGAAAGGTTCCTGAACGGTAAGTGGGCCGCTAATGAGGGCATGGTCTATGAAAATTGGGATGAAAACGCTCACGTCATCGACAAGATGCCCAAAGGCTGGGAAAGCTGGCGGAAACTTCGGGCTATTGACTTCGGCTATAATAACCCCTTCGTTTGCCTGTGGGCCGCGATCGACCCCGACAACGACATCTACATTTACCGGGAAATGTACTTCTCCCACCGCACAGTCTCGCAACACGCGCTTGGTATCATCGACCAGGACACTAAGAAGGTGCTGAACGCGGGGATCGTTCACTATTCTCTGGGGGAAGACTATGAGACGACCTTGACCGATCATGACCGGGAAGACCGGGCAACTTTGGAGGCCGCTGGCATCCCCAGCGCTCCGGCCTACAAGGACATCTCCACCGGCGTCGATGCCGTCAAGGATCGACTTGAGCCGACCATGCACGGCGACGGCAAGAAGCGGCCCCGCATCTATTTCCTGCGGGATGCGCTGGTGGAGCGGGATGAGGACTTAATCGAAGCAAGCCTGCCATTTTGTACGGTCCAGGAGTTCGATGGCTACATCTACCAGCCCGTGAAAGAGGGGAAGGCCATCAAGGAAGAGCCGGTCGATAAGGACAACCACGGGATGGATACCGTTCGCTACATCGTGGCCTACGTCGATGACCTGGCGGGCTCGATTATCTCCGTAAGCGCCGAAGCCCCTGAAGTCGTCACTCACATCACCGCTTCATCCAAAAATTTCGGGTTTTAGCCGTTGGGTTTGCTGAATCTTTCCCCCAGAAAGCCGACCCCCCATGCCATACCGTGATGAACAAGGCAGGTTCGCCGTTCGCCCCCCAATGGGGCAGATGGGCGAGACTACCGGCGAGCAGAATCCCGGCGGGCGCGGGGATCATAACATCAACCGCTGGGGACCACCGATGCCCTACGGCTCGATGGCATGGGGCAACGCGGGTAACGCCGACAACCCGATGGGTTTCCCCAATTACGGCTATCTCTACACGGGGACTTACTCGGTGTACCGCTGGATGCTTCAGCATCCCATCCTGCGGCTGGTGCGGGCGATTGCCGTGGCCGACATCCTCTGTAACCGCTGGGAGTATGCGGGCGAAGATGCCACCGATGATGAGATCAAGCTTGTCCAGGAGAATATGGATTGGCTGCGGATCAATCTGGTTGAAGACTACTATGTTCGCGGGCGGGATTTTGGCTGGTATGGTGGGGAGATGATCTGGGAAATTCGCGGGGCGACAACGTGGTTGGAGCGCGTCAAGCCGTTGCTGGTGGATGTGACTGAAATCCTCGTGGACCCGCGCGGGAACTACTCGGGTTTGCTCAACTCGGTGCCTACGGGTACTCCGCCGGTGAGCCCTCCCACGTCCGGGTCCACGGGGTTTTATCCCGACCAGGGGGACGTTCCCTACTCGCCGTCGGCGCGGCTGGCAGCGCCGTACAAGTCGTTCAAATACACCTATGACAGCGAAGCGGGGTACAACTACGGGCGGTCATGGCTGGAAAATGTCCGCATGACCGCGTGGCGGGACTGGCTCGATTGTGCCCAGCAGTTACAGCGACTTGGGGCGAAGATCACCGGCATCCAGTTGATCCTCACCAGCCCCGCAGGCACCTTCCCCGGCCCCACGGTCAACGGCGTGACTCAGACAATGAGTTACAAAGAGCACTGCCTGAACATCATTAATTCGCTGGCTGCCGGAGCGCCGGGGGCATGGCTGCCCGCGTTGAATCTGGGGATAGACGGCAAAACCAACAGGCTCGATACCGCCAAGATCATTGCCGAGCTTGCCAACAAGTCCGTCATCGGGTGTGAGCTTCTGAACCACGGCACCAACACCCCGGCCATCGAAGGGTTGCTGAGCCGGATGAAGCACGATGAAGAGCTTATGTTTGCCGGTGGCCTCAAGAGTCCCCGAACGGGGATGCCCAGCGAACACGGCGGAAAAGCCGATGCGGAAGCCCATACCGATACCGGCACCAAGATGGCTTCCGTGGAGGACATTGATTTCGCCAAGGCGTGCCAGCCAATGGTCGATGCGATTCTCGTGCTCAACAAGGGAATAACACGGCGCAGGAAGGTCCACATCGTCGCCCCAACCATTGCCAACAACAAGCGGATGTATTTCAAGGCGCTCCTGCTCGCCGCCATGAATGATCCGTCCATCGCCGAAGAGATGATGCGGGTCATGGACGTGAACAAGGAATTGGAGTATGCCGAAATCCAACTCAAGAAGGGTGAAACCTACAACCCGGATCGCATCACCCAGGCGCGCCAAGACGCAGCCGGTGGCGGAAACGGTGGCGGCAACGGTGGCGGTGGGCTGTCCCCCAACCGTCAACCGGAGGGCGGAAGACCCACAGACGGTGGTGGTAACCCGAAAGCGCGCCCGCAACCTTCTCGGAGCGGCGGCAATGGCAGCGCTAGTGAACATGGGGGTGGACGTGTTTCGGTGGTTGGATGAGTAACCCGAAATTTTTGGGAGGTCACAATGAGCAGAGTTGTAGGTGACATGGTTGTAACCGGAAACTTCTCTTCCGGCAGCTTTACCGCTCCCACCATTCCCTTTGTCGGGGATGCTCAGGTCAAGCCTGCGGCGGGCATTTCGGCGAGCAAGGTCCAGACCCGTATCTCCAAGATCATCGCTGACAACAACTCGGCGGCGGCGAGCAGTTATCGCCGCACCATCTGGCGGGTCTTCGGGGCGACGTGCGCCGTTCAGAGTTTCCGCATCGGCATCGCCGGGACCGCCGCCGTGGGCGCGGCAACGGTCACCGTGGACCTGCTCAAGAACGGGGTCACCATCCTGACTGCCACCGTGGTTATCAACAACTCCGTAGCGCAGTATGGGTCGGTGGCGGCATCTCTGGCCGCTGGAGCCGCGTCGCTGGTGGCCGGGGACGTGCTGGATGTCGCCATCACCGCTGCTGCGGGCGGCGGCACGCTGCCCAACGGTTTCTTCGCTACCCTAGTGGCCTACGAAGACCCTTCCTGATTGCGTGCTCTTCCCCAGAGAACCGAGCCCCCCGGAGGTTACCATGCCGCAAGTCAAGCCCGGTGAATCTCGCAATGCCTATATGGCCCGCTGCGTACCGGAAGTCATGAAGGAAGGCAAGACCAATGAACAAGCGGTGGGCAAGTGTGAGGGGATGTATCACTACCATCACACGCACAAGAGCAAGCCTGCCAGTGAAGCGGGAGGCGGGTGCCGTTATGACACCATTCTGGGGAACTGGCTTATTGAGTCGGATCGGCTGGAGAGCTACGTTGATGCCGCATGGGGGGTGGTGGAGCGTGGTGAGCTTGCGTCATTCCAGGCGCGTTCGGCGGAAATCAATGAGGCGCGGGCGGAAACGCCGTACACGGTCGCCGCCGATGGGATGGCGCGAATGACGATCAGCGGGCCGATGACCAAGCTGCCCACCAGCCTGACCGCTCTTCTGGGGGGAACCTCAACGTTCCAATTCCGACAAGGACTCATCAGGGCAATGAACGATCCGGCGGTAAAGGGCGTGTTCCTGGAAGTGGACAGCCCCGGTGGTACGGTGGACGGGACGCCGGAATTGGCTTATGCCATCCGCCGTTTTAATGCGGTCAAGCCCGTGTTTGTCCACGCCGCCGACATGATGGCTAGCGCCGCCATGTGGGCTGGCAGTCAGGGGGCGAGAGTGACGGCAGGACCGGCAGCACTCACGGGCAGCGTGGGGTCCAAGGCAGTGCTGGAGGACCGGACGGGTGAGGGTGGTAGGAATAAGCCAATCGTGCTCACCACTGGTAAGCATAAGGCTCCTACCACCCCTCCATTCACCCCTGAGAAGATCGCCGAGGTCCAGCGCATCCTCAACCAGATGACGGCCATCTTCTGGGGGGAAGTATCATCCACTCGCCCGCAGACCAGAGCCCATCAGGCCGATATCTTGACTGCCCGCGTTTATGTCGGACAAGAGGCGGTCAAGGTCGGTCTGGTGGACAAGATTTGTTCCACCGAAGAGGCGTACCAATACGCCGTACAGCAGACAGCTAAAGGTGTTCCGGCCAGTCGCGGCCCCGGAATATCCGCTAATACCCCGGCCGCGCCAACCAGGAGTAAAGCTATGCCCCTCACGGCACAACAGCTTGCGGAGCTTCGCGCTCTGCCCGGCGCGGCAGCCGCCACGGAGGACACTGCGGATGTGTCCGCGTTCACTGCCGCCATGCAACTCAATCGTGACTTGAACAGCGAAAAGGGGCTGGCTCAGGGCCGGGAGAACCGGATTCGGGCACTGGAGACGGAAGTCACCACCCTCAAGGCCAGCGGCGGTGGCAATGGCAGCAGCAGCAAGCCCATCGACCCGGAAATTCTCCGTGGGCGGTGTGAAGTGGCGCTGGACCGACTGGGTATCCGGCTGGAGAAGAATACCATCACGTCGGCGCAATTCTCTCAGATCGCGGGAATGCTGCTGACCAAGGGCTCCGTGGACAAGGATCGGAAGCTCTCTGCCGACGCGATTCCCAACCAAGCCTTTTTCGAGAAGGACGCCGAAGGCAACTTCCCCTACCAGAAGCTCTTTGCGGCCCTGGACGAGAACAAGCCAGGCGGCATCCTCAAGGATGTGTCAGGCCACCAGCCCGCCGCCCGTACCGAACCCGGCACCGGCGACGGCAGCACCGGCGGCAAAGCGGGAGATGGTAAGGTGGGTGCTGACTTCGGCCTCGCCAAGCACAATGAGCAGCGTTCCACCGCTGGCCTCAAGCCCCTGAGCCGCGCCGAGTTCGATACCATCTACCCCGAATATGCTGGCCGCAACTAGGCGAGGCTTCGCCGAGGGAAGCGTGTCAGCCCCGAAAATTTTGGGGGTTTCAGCCACCCTCAAGCAACCACGGAGAACAAAACCATGCTTACGCAGATTGAGGCATTTGACCTGAGCCAAATCCTGCAACCGGCTCAGCGGCCCGAGGACGCGCGCCAGGACGCGATTGCCTTCGGGGCTTCCCAGACCATCACCAAGGGGGTTGCCATCGGTATCAAGACGGCGGACAAGAAGGGGTACATCATGGTTCCGGGCGCTGGTGACGGCACTCAGAACTTCGCCGGTTTCAACATGTACTCCATCGTCACCGATGCCACCGGACTCGTGTACCAGGGCACCACGGCTGGCCCCAACGTCCGTCTGGGACCGTGGACCACTTCGCCAATCTGGGTCAATGGCATCTTCAACCCGCAGGATGTCCAGACCAAGGGCACCCCCGCCGGTGAAGTGGACACCTTCACACCGGGCGGCACCATTACCACCGGCGACATCTACAAGCTGACCCTCACCCTCAACACCGGCGCTACCTATGTTGTCCAGATCACGGTCGGGGCCACGGCAACGGCGGCGGCTGTTTCGGCTGCCATGATCGCGGCATGGAACGCGGACAAGACCGCTTCCTACTACGCGGTCGCCAGCGGCTCAACCACGGTGGTCCTTACCGCGCAGAACCTTGGCACGGCGCTGAACGTGGCGAGCAGTGTTACCGGCGTCGGCACTTTTACCAAGGTTCAGACGACGGCTGCCACGGGTCGCTCAATCGCAGACATCACACCGGGTCGCCCCGGTGCCTGCGTTCTCCACAACGGTTTCTGGAAGGTTTAAGTCCGGTCAACTTGGTCAGCTTCTCCCCAGAGAACCACGCCCCCCCCCCGCGTTATTTGTCGTTTTGTTGCATCTCTCCGGGATAAGCCGATTGGTCGGGAAAGATCAACGGCATCGCAGTCAGCCAATCTCCAACACAAGGAAAAACCATCATGCCGTTCGTTTACCCGACAGCGGTCGAGAATCGCTCGATCCAACAGGATTTCATGTCCAAGAACCGGGCGGGCCGTCTCGGGCTGGACGTGATGCCAGAAGTCACCAAGAACGCGCCCAAGGTCCGATGGACCCAGAAGGATGATTACGTCGGCCTCCAGACTCTCCGTGGTCTGGATGGCGCGCCGACGCGGGTCACCCGGCTGGGTATGAAGACCTTTGAGTACGAGCCCGGTGTCTTCGGCGAATTCGGCGACGTGACTGAAACCGAATTGCTCACCCGCGCCGGTACGCTGGACGTGCCCAGCACGCCCATCGACGTGAGCGATCTCGTGGGTGAGTGGGACGATTACCTTATCATCCGCGAGCTTGACCGGATGGAGTCCTCCGTATGGACCCTGCTGGGCACCGGCGTCCTCCAGATCATCCTGGATGGCACTGATGGCACACAGATCGGTTACAACGATGCCTACACGCCGCAGACCTTCACGGCTTCGCCGCTGTGGACCAATGCGAGCACATCCACGCCGATCAAGGATTTCCAGGCGGTCCAGCAACTCGGGTTTGCCGGAGGCCACTCCACCGACTTCGGCGCGGCGGCGACTGCGTACATGACGCAGTACACGGCAAACCTCATCCTCAACAACCAGAACACCAATGACTTTGGCGGTCGCCGCGCCCAGTACGGGGCAACCATCAACAGCCTCAAGGATGTGGCGAACTACTGGCAGGGTCAGAACCTTCCCAAGATCGTCACCTATGACAGCGGCTATAAGATCAAGCCGCCCAGCGGAACACCCTATTACACCAAGTTCCTCCAGGATGGCAAGGTGATCGTCGTCGGCGCTCGCCCCGGCAATGAGGCGGTTGGTAACTACATCATCACCCGCAATGCCAACAACGGCTACCGCGCTGGCTCCTACCGCTATGTCATCGACCGGGCCAACGGCGTCAACGGCGAGAAGCGCACCCCGGCCAACATCGAAATCCACCGGGGCCACAACGGCGGTCCCGCCATCTACTATCCCAGCGCGGTGCTGGTGATGACCGTCGGATAACCAGTCCGGCATCCGAAATTTTTGGGGGCCACTCTCTGGGGAGAGACACCCCACAAACGAAAGGAAGTCTCAATGGCAGAACAACAACAGCAGCAACATCCCCACGGCCAGCCACCGCCCGGCGAGAAGGGCGAGAAGGGTGAGAAGGGCGAGAAGAAAGCCCGTTCTTTCCGCATCGAGCACACCCAGGTCGGGCCGTGGCCCAAGGGTCGCGTCGTGAGCGAGGATGAGATCAAGCTGAGGGGCAAGAGCCCTGAAGACCCCGATGGCGAGAAACATCTGGCTGAACTTCTGGCAGCCAAGGTTGGCGACACCGCCGCCATCACGGAAGTCAGCGACGGACCCACCAAGGAACCGCTCCCGCCCGGCCCGCTCAACGAAAACCCCCCACCGCCCAAGCCCGGCGCGGCCACCAAGAAGACCGAGGAAGATGAAGGTGGAGATGACCCTGAAAAAAAGAAGGGTCACGGCGGCGCTGGTGGCACTGGCGGCGC